TCCTTAAGTTATTGAGGGCCCATAGCTCAGTTGGTCAGAGCAGCGGACTCATAATCCGTCCCTATTTACTAGAACTGTAAATCCCCGAATTCCCCGGAGTAGAAAAACCAATAAGATACAGCCGCCGTTAATCGCCCAGTGACCCCCTGAATGCCCCCAAAAAGAGCTGGTAATGACCACCAGAATGACCACCAAGACAGGTTAGGAGAACAAAAGGCAAAAGCGAAAAGAGGCGAATAAGCTGATGGCCAAACCAGAGGCCAAGCGCCAAACAAGCGAACAAAAGACGAAGATCACTGCTTCAGTCATCAGCAGGGTATGCCCCGGCACGTTCCGTTTTGAAGCTTCGAAACGAACAGACATTCGGTTATGGGACGAGGGTCGAGGTAGCGACTGGGAATAGGCCTGCGTGGCTAATGTATCCTGCGGTCCGTGGTGGAGACCAAGCCGGAATCGACGGGCGGCAAGGTGATCAGGCACCTCTTCGCCTATTGCGACGGCATCGAAGGCATGAGCTCAGCAAGCGTCGAACTGATCAACGATGACACTAAAAATGTGCTGGCCCGTCTCGTAGGGTCAGCTGTGGTCTGGGCGTATCAGGTTCAGAAGAAGGGCGCCGATAATCACCAGTCAAAGGCGGAAGCAATCGCCAAGTATCTCAAGGCGTGGATCGATAAGCAAAACCCGAAGAATGGCGCAACAGAGGATGGTTTTCTCTCCTGGCACCAACTAGATCCGGGCAAAGACGAATCGGCAAATGAACCGCGCAGCCCCTCTAGGTGACCTTAACAACGTTGACCCCGTCACAGAAGACCAGCCTATATGATCCGTCGGGGGCGACGGAGATCCCCGTGCCAGCGGCCGTCTTAATTATGACGCTGTGGCCGCCGGTCGTTTGGTTCGCGAGGACGTAAGGCTTCTGATTGTTGGGCACGATCAAGCTGTGGTCGGCGGATAAAGCTCCGGTGGCAATCAAGACGAAACTGCCGAGCGCCTGGGCGGCGGTCAGGGTTACATAGCCGCCAGCGCTGGAAGCCGAGATCATGCGAACGCCACCATCGAATAGAATCCTCCGCCGACCTGCACGTTGAGGTACGTACTGACGAGCGCCGGGAGCGCCGACAACGAGCCGCTGCCGACGAGGTTCGCCCTCGGGTTGGCGAGCCCGACGACGCTGAACCCCGCCGGAATCGGCAGACCGCTGCAAAGGCTGCGGAACATCGCGAGGTGGTACGTTGTACCCGAGTACGTCACAGTAAGGTAGAGGTCAGGGAAAGCGGGGATTGGCTTGAGCAGCCCATTCGCCGCGAGCGCCGCCGTTCCCGTCACCGTGAAGTCGTAGTTCGCGAGTCCGGTTCCTCCTGGGTTCTGGCCGTACAGCGGCATCATGTAGGCCGTGCCGTTCCAGCCGACCATCAGCCAGTCGAGCGGGAAGGCGGGAGGGGCCGATCCCGCGCCGTTGGCCGCCGTAATGCTCGATCCGATGACCGCGAAGTTCGCACCCATTGCCGTCGTCCACGGCTGGCGGTAGCGCCACGTCTGCTTGAACTTGTAATAGCCCGTGCTCCGGTAATCATCTTTCCACTCCAGATCCTCAAGCACGAAGTCGGATCGCCCGCACGCCAGGCTCGCCGGAAAGTACGAGAAACCGCCGCCCTGTCGCGCATAGGTCACGAACGCACGCCAGTCGGGTAGGTCTTGAGCCGATGCGATCCACTCCATGTCAAACTCCATGAAGCGGTCTGTACGCTCGTAGACCGACTCACGCACACCCGACGATGCCACGTTGTCATGCCGCTCCATCTTCCAGAAGTCTGACGGCACGAGCCGTGGCGGGTAAACGAACGTCAGGACCACCGTTCCGCCGTTCCCTGTCGGGTTGTAGACGATGGCTGGCGCGTTGTACATCTCAGAAGCACACCCATGTTCCGTCGAGATTGAACGCGAAGGTCCCCGACGATCCCCCGGTGCAGGGATTCGACCCCTTCAGGCAGTCGGAGCAGTAAGTCAACGTGCCGGAGAGGGGCGTCGACGGCAGCGTTCCAAGCGTGACTATCGGTATCGCGATCCCTTTCGCGCTCCCGGCGGAGTTCACCCCTCCCGTGGTGCCGAGCGTCAACACCTCATTCCCACTGTGCCCCAGGGCCACGACGTCACCCGTGTTCAGGCTGTTACGGAAATGGATTGCATCGCTTGATGCCAGCCGCACCTGCCCGGCGCTTGCTTGGTTGGCCGTGGCGCTTATCAGCGAGCCGTAGAACGGACCACGGAAACCGTTGAACCCTCCCGCTATGGACTGAAGCCCAAACAAGTCCGACGGCAAGCCTCCGGCGGCGGCTCCGGTGTTCTCGACGCAGGTATCCCCGGTGTTCGTCGAGTTTCGGAAGCACCACAGATTATCGACGGACGAACGGATGAAGCCGCCAGCAGCCGCAGGGGAGTTACCCGTCTGGATGTGGTCCAATTGCTGGATGTTCGATCCCGTCATGCGAACGTTGACCGGAGCAGGCAGCGTCCACATGTCGGGCATGGTTCCACCTCCGGCGCTGGTGAATCCCCACGTGTAATTGTCACCAGAGTTTATCGTCGAAACGTCGGTCGGGCTTATCGGCGTGGTGCCGAAGACAAGATTCGTGAGAGTGCTGTGGGACAGAGTCCCGAAAGTCGGTCGCATGGCGATGTCTACCCCGTTCGCGGTAAGGCATCCTCCCACCGAGCCTGGATCGCCCGGCGCAAAGTTGATGGCGTCGAGCGTAACACCATTCGTCGGCCCGGTCACGTAGATGCCTCGTCCGTTCCCGCACACCCTGGTTCCGATCACCGCCGTGCCCGCCGTGGGGCCATTCAAGCATATTCCGCCGCCCGTGGTCAGTTCAGTGTCCATGTTGTACTGCACGAACCCTCCGACGATTCTTCCGCGCTGGTTTCCTCCGTTTCCAAGCTGGATGCCGCACACCCCGTTAGACTGAAAAGTCACACCCACAATTTCGAAATCGGTGGTCAGCGGGTCACTGAGATCGCCGACGAGGTTGATGCCCTGCACCGCGTTACTGTTGGAGCTTCCTCCGATGATGTGGACGTCCTCGGCCTGTGACGTCACCATTCCCGAAACCGCGCACCCTTCCGCCTGGACGTCGATAAAGTTCATGTGGTAGCCGTTGATAGAGATACAATTGGCCGTGCTTCCCCAAACCTTCCAGCTTCGCGTGGTGCAGTGGTAGCTCATGAAGTAGCAGGGCGTAAAACCCACCGAACCGCCCGGGCTAGTGACGCTCCCGCTGCCATCGAATGATCCGCCGTCCCAGTCCAGATAACCCGACAGGCCGTTCGAGGTTCCGCAGCTGCCGCCCATGTTCGAGCAGTTAAGGTTGGTGATCTTGCCGTGGGTAGCGCTGCCGATGAACACTCCGTGGCCCACGCACTGCGTTCCACGGTTGCAGTTTCCCTTGATCGTGAGGTTGTCGATGCTGAAGTCCCTCGTAAACCCGTTGTTATACCATCCGACGTAGCACGCCTTCGCCGTCAGGCACGGGTCTTCGAGGGGTTCCGAAAGAGTCACGGGGTTGCTTCCGCCCCACGTCGATGCAATCGTGTATTCCCCGTTGCCACGGTTGCTGCCGACGACGATGTCCATGCCCGCAGCCAACCCGGCCGTGGACGTCACGGTCACCGAGGTCGCCCCTCGCGCCGCATCTGCGGTCAAGAGCGTCTGATGGTCCGGACCGGCATACTCGCAATTTGCCGTTCCCGACCCCGTGGGCAGACCCCTCGTGCAGATCACGACAGCGCTCGACGAGATGTTGTTCTTGGCGACATAAAATGGGTTCTGATAATCGAGGATCGTGCAGCCGTGCCCAACTATATGGAAATTCTTCGTCCCGTTGAGTGCTTCAATGGCCGTCGGCGCTTCTACCCCGTCACCGATCGTCGTTCCCGTTCCGCCCGTTTCGGTGTACGTGCCGGAGCACTCGATGGTAACGTTCGAAGTCATCACAACCGGAGTCGATATGGTCCCTCCTCCTTGCCAGCATATCTTTCCCCCGGTTGCTCCGAGCGTTGCTTCCGCTGCGTTCGTCGCCGCCCCGAAGTCTCCGCCTCCCGCCAAGACGATGTTACAAGCCGAGCCCGTCTCGGAGATGATGTTCCCAGTAACCTTAGTCCAAACTCCTCCTGCGCCGGGACACATGTAGAGCACGTTGCCTGCGGTATCCAAACCGAACCCCGCAGCGTTGTGAAGCGTCGTGCCGCAGCTTCCCGAGAGCGGCCCGGCATTCGTGTACATCGGCGCAGTATAGGGATTCGTGGACGGCTGACACCTTCCTGACAGGATCGCGAGCAGGATCGTCGTCAGCGTCAGCAGCGGGATTTTCAGCATCGCTCTCATCGCGTTGCAGGCGTGGGCAGCCTGCTCCTTCCCGAGGTTATCCGAAGGTTCTGCGTGGACGTCGCCCTCTCCAGGGTGCGCTTCATCCACAGAGCCGCCCCGGACTCTCCGACGACCATGATTGTAAGGTTCCCTTGCGGCTTCGCGGTCGTGCTCACTGTTCCAGCCGCTATGCCCGGCGGCGCTGAGGTCGCCGCATAGCCCGCCAGCTCGCGGCCACCAGCCGTCATCCTCGCGCCTCCGACAGCGGACGAGCCGCCCGCCACCGCACCCGTTGCCGTTCCAATCGCCCCGCTGACTGCCGCTCCGAGGGCCTCCCACGCTGCCGCCGCCGCGAAGTGCTGAGTCATCGCCGTGAAGTCCGGCCAAGCGCGCATGGCTTTCGCTATTTGTCTCAGGGCTTGCAAATGTGCCCCCTTGGCCAGAGCGTTCCCGAGGGCGTCCAGCGAACTCTTGAATACGACTTCGAGTCCCTTCGCCGTGAACCTTGTAGGCCATCAGCTCCTGGTCGAGCGCCTGCACGACCATCTGCTCATACTGCATCACGGAGATGGCGTGCTCCTGGTGCGCCATGTCCATCTGCTGCAGGGCCGTGACCGCAGCAGCCGAAAGCCCGGGAAACAGCATTCTCAGCTCCCGTATTGCGCCGCCCTCCTCCCGCAGCCGCTGCTCCGTCAACCTCACGTTCATAGCCAAGCGCCTCTCGGCCTCGCTCATGATGGAGGCTTCGTTCTCCTTCCCGACCTTGAACACGCTGAGTTGAATCTCGAAGCTCCCCTTCAGAAACACCTCGTACTCCTTCCAGTCGGCCTCCGACTGCTTGATCGTGCGCTCGCTTTCCTTGACGATGTTCTCACTCAGTTGGGTGCGGAACTCCTCGGTGATCCTGCGCACCTCGTTGTTGGTGGTGCGCATGATCTCCTGCCACCGCTTCCACTCCTCGCTTGCCTTCTTGACGCCTCCCGCATGACCCTCCATCTCGATCTTTGAATTAGCCAGGGCCTTTGCGCCCGTGTCGAGTTCCAGTTTTGTTTCCTCGATACCTTTCCTGTATTCGTCCCAAGCCTGCTTGTCACGGAGAGCAGCAGCTATTCCTCCCGGCCCCGAGAAGACGGAGAGCAACACTCCCAAGTCGGCGGCGACGCCCTTGGCCGCGAGACCGAGGTTGAGCATCGTAGCCATGAAGTTCGTCAAGGCTGGCATGACGGCTTGGCCTATGCGGAGAGCCAGTGATTCCAGCTCTTCCTTGAACTCCCGGGTCGAGAGCAGAAACTTTTCCGCCGACACGATTCCCTTCTGGGTAAACACCAGATGCAACGCTTCGGCCTTTTCCCGAACCTTGTCGAATCCTTCACTGGAAAGGAGGTTGAGCACAGGGGTGAGTTGAGACGCGCTCCTGCCGAAGATCGCCATCGCGTCGTTGTTCTTCCGGCTCCCGGCGTCCATCTTCCCGAGTTCTCGATGGTCTCGACGAACAGATCGTTGGCCGATCTCAGCTTCCCGTGCGCGTCCGCCAGCGATATGCCGAGGTCCTTGAAAGCCTCCGCCGCCTTCTTTCCGCCGCTCTCCGCCTGAGCCACGTTCCGCGAGAACAGGAACAGGCTGTGGTTCAAAGATTCGAAACTGACCCCGGCTTCGTCGGCGGCGACCCTCAGCACGGATACGTTCTCCGCCGAGATGCCCGTCCCTCTGCGAGACTTGGCTGACCTGCTCGGCAACATGAGCCGCGTGCTCGGCCATCCCGAACAGAGCCGCGCCCAAGGCCGTGACCGCTCCGGTTAGAACTCCAACCGTCCCGCTCAGCCCCACCATCTGCGAGTTAACCGCCGACGTCAGGCTGGAAAAGTTGCCTTCCATCCCAGCCACCACGCTGTCAAGAATGTCTCGGAATGATTCCGTGGCCTCCGTCGCCTTGGAGGCGTCAAGCTCGATCTGCGTCAGCAGTGTTATCGGGCTTCCGACTCTTCGTCCTGGAGCGCGACCGTGGCCGCCACGTCCACTGGAACCTGTCAGTTGACGACCACAGAAGCTGGCTCGGCCTCACTCCACGGAACCTTGCTTTCCTCGCGAGGTGAAGAAGGCTCTTGCTCTCGACGAAACTTCGCGAGGCTGACGTTGCTGTCGTCAACCTCGCCCACCGCCCACTTCACGAGAAACGTCTGGTCCGCGTCCGGTATCCAGCTCGGGTGTATCTCTCCCGGCCCTGGCGTCAACGAGAGAACCGGCTGGGCGAACATCCTCGCAAACATGCTTACCCAGAACAGCTTCAAGGCCCGCAACTGCTCGCCGTCCACCTCGCTCGGCTGCAGCTCCAGGCCCTGCAGCCTGAGCGCAAGCGAAGCCGGTAGCCCGTAGGTGTCAAGCGAGAACGCGATCACCTTGGGACGCCTCAACACGACCCCCATGCCGGAGTGCGGCAGGACGATCTTGCGCGGTGGCTCGAAGGCGTTGCTCTCAGCCGCCAGCCTGAAGTCGTCCGCTTTCGCTATGCCGTTCTCATCCATCGCTTGTACTTCTTCATTTTCTCGACCGCCACCGCCACTTCGCCGATGCTCGCCGGAAGGTTGCCGTGGGGCCAGCGGTTCTCGTCCTCGTTGACCTTCTTCATGCTGTGCCACAGGCTGATGATCTCCTCCTGGATCTCGTCGGCCTCGTCGATGCTCAACTCCTTGTCCGGCTTACACCCGAAGTCGCAACGCAGCCTCGCGCTCGTCCCGTAGATGCGGCAGATGAAGGGCCGCGCCACCGAATCTCAATCTGGCTCACATCGCCGCGAGTCAATCGCAAAAAGAAGTCACCGCCAACGCCGCTTTTGACGGCCTGGATATCGCCCTCTGTGGCAAACTCGCCGTCCCCATGGGATTGATCCGCGCTGCCTTTGCCAGCAACAGCGGATCGACGTTGTCGACATAGGTGAACTCCATTTTCGGCACACAGGTTGGATTCGACCGCTCCGAAGACGATCATCATCAGGCGACGGCGATGAGCAGCAGCACGAGATTTGCTAACCACGTCTCTTGCAACTTTCGCTTGACGCCCGCTTCCGGGCCATCGGTTGCCAAGCTGGATAGCCGGTCCAGTTCATCTCCGTTCCCTTTTCTCTTCCTCCTCAATTACAGCCTCCAGGCGCGTCTCCAGCCGCTCCAGTTTAAGCTCAAGATCGTGTAGCCTCTCCTGCGCCTGATTCACACGCCGTTCCAGTTCTTCCACACTCTGCCGGTTGTGCTCAATCCGTTCGCTCTGCCGAGCATAGGTGATAGAAAATCCGATAACCAGCGTTAGTATTGTCAGCCAGTTGCCCAAACTTATTCGGCTCAACGGGCCATTGCGACCGTTGCCGGGTTGGTTCGCGTCCGTCACGTCTTTATACCTTGTAAAGGAAGCCCGTTACGCCACAAAGCCGGAGTTGCCGCCGCCCGCAGCTGGTGCGGACGGAGTTGTGAACCGCGGCATGGTGACCCTCAAGTAGTGAGCCGGCCCGAAGAGCGGAGGCGCGCTCATCTGATAATTAACCGCAGCGCCTCCAAGTACCCGCAGCTCGGCAGCGGCGGCAGCCCACTGCCGGGAAGCTGACAGGCGGGACGAGTTCGGGAGTGTACCCGTTCCGGCCATCGTCTGATCGACCAGGGCGATACCGACGCCGTTGGCTGTGGCGACGACCGACTGCCGGAGAGTGCCGGTGTCGGCGTTGAAAGTGTCGCCCGCTGTCGAAGCGAAACCTAAAGCCGCCACCGTCCAGCCCCCGCCGTCTTGGTTGGTGACGCTGACCCGGTCGTAAATACTCGAACCGGTTGCATGGACGGTGCAGTTGTACTTGACATACCTGTGGGTGACCGGTCCTCCGGGGAATGGCCCGAAGGTCAGCAGGTTTGACGTGCAAGCCAGTCCGGTTACGCTGTAAACCTGCGTGAAGGTCGTGCCGTCGTCGCTCCACAAGATCTGCACGCTGCCGGGGTCGTCCACCCAACCGTCTTGCCGGGGAAGGAGGGTGACGATGCTGAAAGTCTGGGGCGTCAGCATGTCGATGACCGCGCAGGCCGGGAAAGCTCCGCCGGTTGCCCAGATCGTCCCGGTGTTGCCGTCCAGGGCGTTCGCGCCCGCTCCGAAACTCGCGTCGCTGACGGTGATGCCCCAGCCCGCGCGGTTCAGGTGGAATTGGCCGTGCCCCCGTATTCTTCAGCCGCGACCGTCATGAGTGAGGACGCGCTGGCGTTGACCGTGATCGTGGCTGAGCCGCTCACCACGTTCTGCGCTTGCCACAGCTCGGTCCGCACGTTCCCCGCGTTGCTTGCTGCGGACTTCAGCGTGTAGGTGTTTGAGAGCGTGTCGGTAATTGAGCTGACGCTCGCGGCGGTGTTGGCCAGCGCGACGGCGACGAGCACGCCCTGCCCGGTCGTGAGGCTGAGGCTTCCGGTGGTTAGGCTGGTGGCTGCCGCCGTGTTTGACGCGGTGAGCCCTGTCCTGGCGCTGATTGCCATTTCAGTCGTACCTCATGCCCAGTCGCATCCATCCGGTGAAACCGCTCGTTGTCCCGACGCCGTTGCGGAAGTTACTCGTGGCGATGTAGGTGCGCGTCGCCCCGTAGAACGTGGTCGTGAAAGTTGCACCCTCGGCCACGTCCTGCTGCCGCATTCCCACCAGTACCGTGTGGGGTTCCCGAGTTTGCCGTAGTTCGGGAACACCGGGGTCAGCGGGACGGCGTTGGCGAAGGCGTCGCTGGCGTTGACCGAGGAGTTGATCCAGAGAAAATCTCTGCTGCCTTGGCTCTGGCAGGCGTACACGTTCGCCGGGCCGCTGGTGAAGGTCAACGTCTGCTGGAAGGGACCGGAGTCGTTGGTGTTGGTGACGCTGGCACCGCCGAGCACGTTGCCCGCTCCCCACGTTCCGCTGCCGTAGTAGAAGAGAGTCACTCCATCCGAGTTGTCGTTGCCGGTCGCGTCCTTCGTGCGCTCGATACAGTAGACGGCGGGGGAGCGCTGGTTGGTGGAGCAGTTGCGCCACATCATCATGCAGAAACGGTCCGTGTCCCCGGAGAAGTTGCACTCCCAGGGGGTTATGCCTTGGTTCCCGGCGCAGCCGCCGGTGGGACGGCCGCTCGCGATCTTGTTGGTCGTCTAGGTCGTTAGGTTTCCGGCCCCGTCCGTGCGCGTCCTGAGCTGGAAGATGAAACCCATGCCCACGCTGGTGATGTTGGCGTAGTCGATCCGCAGGTAGTATCTCGTGCTCCCCGTTTGCAGGGCGTCGCCCGGCTGCCAGATTTCGTAGACCGAAGCGCCTGCCGCCGGGAAGGCCGGACTTGCGGCCCAGTTCACCTGTCCGGTGTCTGCCGTCTTCGACCACCCGCAGGCCGCGAGCGCCGCCCAGGCCGACAGCGGCGGCGGCGGTGCCGGCCATGACCGAGCCCAAGGCCCCAGTGTTCGACAACGCCTTGCCGGCGGACTCACCGATGCTTCCGAAAGTCTCTGCAATCCGGGAACCGAGCTCGCCCATCGGCGCCAAGGCCGAAGACAGGGCGCGGCTGAGGGCGCTGAAGGATTCTGAAATTTCTTTCCCGGCGCGTTTGGCGGCGGAGGCATTCCCCATCCCGGTAAGAAATTGCGCCGTGTTGGCCTGCAGATTGACTTGTAACGTGCCGAGGACGTTTGCCATGTGAAGAGTCTATGTCTCTGCTACCATCAAACTGTGGAGTGTAGAACATGCGGGCGAGCGACGAACTGGATCGACCGCTTCGGGCGGTGCCGGAAATGCTCGCCCTTTCTCTTCGATATATGGGCCACCGAGATTTGGGTAGGAGCGGAGAACGCGGACGGAGGCGAGAGTGACAATGCCCCGGATCCGCGCCAGTATTTCCTCGTCCTCATGAATTGGCCCGGGCTAGGTCCGCATCCGAAAATATCCGTCAGAATTTCGATTTGCTCCTCGATCGTCTGCTCGCCGGTGGATTTGCGCCGCGCCGCCTCGAGGTCCGGAAAGATGTCGAAAGCGGAGAGCGTGGGAGTCTTCGAGTCCCGGTAGACGTTATAGATGGCGGCGGTGATGGTTCCAGCGCGGAAAAGCGCGCGCTCGGTTTCGAGGCGCTGGATTTCGATGCGGCGGTTGAGCAGCGCGTCAAATTCTGCGAAGGTCAATTCGCCAAATTCATCCCGGGAGAGTCCGAGATCGTATCGGGCAATGGCCCAGAGCTCGAGCCAGCCCGGCCGGTTGTGATGGTCGGGGCCGGGACCGGCCTGGTAGGGCGGCCATTTCCAGGCGGCTCCGGTTCGCCGCGTTCGGCGCGGATCGCCTCTTGCTGGGCGGGGGGCAGAGAGGCGATGAAGGCATCCATCACAGCTTGGGTAATCGCCGGGGCGTTCCTCGCATCCATATAAGAGTGGATGACGGTGAGCCCGTCCGGACCGGCATATTCGGGATGGTAGGCGAGAACCGCAGCCCAGAACATGACGGACAGGGCAGACCCGGTCAGATGTTCGACGACCTCCCCGGAAAGCAGACTCATACCGACAGTCTCCTCGACCAGGGCGACGGCGTTGAAATCAAAGACCAGCCGGAAATCGAAATGCTCAACGCCGCCGCTGTCCGTGTTGAGGTCGAGCGAAAGCGGAACGGCGGGGGCGATGCGGCGGCGAAGCGCAGTTTTGGCGGCCATGGTGGAGCCTTTCTTTTTTTAGGTCCCGATCGTGAACGTCGGCGCGCCGGTAATCGTGAGCTTGCCGGCAATGGTAGCTTCCTTGTCGACCTGAAGCTCAGGAATAGCGAGCCCGGTCACGTAGACGGCAAATGCCCAGGTCCCCTGGGTTGTGGCCAATGTTCCGGCGGGGGGCAGCACAATTTTCCAATTATGGAGCTTCTGGCCATCGAAGTCGGATTGCAGGGTTCCCTGCGTCGTGTCGTTCGGAATGTAGTTGCCCTCAAAGGAGATCTCACCGGGCGTCAAGAGTGTAGGCAGGTACTCACGGTAATTGCCGGAGTCCATGTTAGTGACATCCGCCAGGTCGGCCTTGGAGCCGCCGTGCGAGATTTTCTTGAGTTCAGCAATTTTGGTAAATACTTCAGCCGGGCTGGTGCCGTCGCCCCTTTCAAGCGCTGATCCCCGGCCCGGCCCGCAAACGCCTTACTAGCCATAGATGCCTCCTGCTGGGTTTACCCTTCCCGAAACCAGAACCGCAGATCGAGCGGGGTTTGATACTCAAACGGTGCTACCTGGAAGGTGTCACCCTCGACGACGACTGCCCCCAGGTCGACCTCGGTGCCGTCGGAACGAACGGTTTGATGCCGTCGAGCGTATCGCGTACGGCCTTCGCAAGTTGTTTCGTCTGCAGATAATTCGCCCCGTGCGCTGTAAAGGTGATGCGGGCGGTGCGAAGACCGGAGGGCTCCTCCATGACGTTGTCTCTGCCGCCCGCGATTTGAGAAATAACGAGCGCCGGCATAGGGGTGCGTTCCGGCATCGTGACGGGAAAGACACCTGAAGTTCCGTCGGAGCGAGTATCGGGCGTGCCAATAAGAGCGACGATGGAGGGCGTCTCAGTGAGCAACGCCCAGAGGCCTTCAGAAAGCATCAGGCGCGCTCCCGCATCAAAAGCGGCTTTGGCCGCGACCGTGAACGCATCAAGTGCGGCATCTTTTCGCGTTTCGAATGACTGCCGGATGAAAGGATAGGCCGGCATTTAGCGGGTTCCGAATTCAAGAAAGCGTGCCACCGAGGCGGCGGCGGAAATGGTTACCCGCATTCGCGCGCGCGACGCCTTGCGCGCGGTTGCGGGAAGTATCGCCTGCCGGATCACGAGAGGATAGTTTACTTTCAGCGGGCCCACGGACGCGGTGCCGGCATACTCGTCACGTGTCAGGCTGACGCGCATCCCGATCTGCTTCGCAAGGAAGCCGGTCGAGCGGCGGACCCGCTGCCGCATTTCCTCGAGGAAAATCTGGGCGCCGGTCCTTGAGAGCGCGGCGCATGATGGCGTGGGTGATTTTGAGCGGAATATGGCCTAGGCGTTCGAGGAGAGGCGGCAGGCCTTCAATTTTGACCGAGATAGCTAGAAAGGCATCGGCCACATAATGACCTCCCATCTCGGGGTCGTCTCAATCGCAGTAGCGGGGCAACTCAAGGCACGATCCCGTCATTGCGCTCGACGCAAAGCAGCGTCAGAACGTGCTGACGCCCGTCACCGCGGTCCACATAGAGCACCTGGAAGATGCGATTGTCAGGAAGCGAGCGGACGTTCTGCTGCGCAATGATGCCTGGCCGCCAGTGCAGCGTGATGTTATGTGTGGCGTTGGCAATGAGCTGCTGGGCAGCATAGAGTTCGCGGCCGGAGAGCGCTTCGACTGAAGCCCAGCCCTTGGCGAATAGGCTCGTCTGCTGCAGCATCTGAGTTCCCCCGGCCGAATCCTGGGCGAGCGTCGGCTGCAGAATCTCAATCGGCGTATCCAACCGGCCAGCCTCAAAGTGTGGGCGTTTCATCCCCGCGTCGGCGCCATATCGAGCACGCGCAGCCCCCAGAGAAGGTTTTGGACCGGCGCGGGAACCACTTTGAGGTCATAGGCCGAAATCGTCTCGCGGCTTTCGTACCAGGTGGCGACGGTGTGCAGAAGGCCAAGTTTGGCGAGCGCGGGCACCTCTGTGCCGCCCAGGTGAGGACGGCTGAGACCTTGTCGGGATCGCGCATGTTGGCCTTCACGGTTGGGTCTGGGTTGGTGAATGTGCGTAGGTCAATGCCATAGCCGGCGGTGTAGTGGATTTGGACGGCATTAGGAACGTAGAGCACCGACGGCCAGTTCTGCCCGGCCAGCGGGAAGATGCGCGGCGGTTCCGAGTCAGCGTCATAGATGAAACCTCCGGCGGGCGCCGGGCCGCGGCAGGTCCAGGTCAGGCAAGCTGTCCCAGTTGCAGGATCCTGAGTTGTACTGCCGAGGCTCGTGCCCCAGACGGGCGGCGCGGATCCGGAAATAACGCCCTCCGCTGAAACATCGGTCACTTCCTGGAGGTTCCCGTTCGAGTCCTTTACCTGGTCCCCGACCACATAGGCCGTCCTCGGCCCCCAGTTGAAAGGCGCGGGCAAGAGATCATGCCAGGCCGGGTCGTCGCTCGAAAGATATGAGACCCGGTCTACCTTAACCAGCGGCGAATAGAAGAGCTTGATCATCTGGGAATAATTCCAGAGTGTGGTCGAGTAGCGCGGCAGCGAGTAATAAGACGGCGGATAAGCCAGCTGCGAAAACACCGTGTCCGTGAAATAGGGGAACGAATCGAGCGACTGCCCGATAGCCTTTGTTCACCAAGGACCGGGCGAGGAAGGCCTCCACGTCTTCGAGGGCGGCCTGAATGTAGAGGCTAATCAGGTCGTCATCGTCGGTGATAGTGACGCGGCAGTGCTGTTTTGCCTCAGCGAGCGTCACAGGCTCGGCGGCGGGCGGTTTTTCAACCTGTAGGGCGGCCATAAGTCAGGATTTTTGTTTTTGCTTTGGTCGCGGTTGGACAGGACCGAGGCGCGGTGACGGATTTTGCGCGGCCGTGACGGCGGTCGAGGAGCGCGGTTCAAGCATCGCGGTTTCGATCCGTTTCTCGGTTTCGACCAGAACGGCTGTGCCTCCTGCAATCCAGGCCCGGGCGACGGCAGGAATAGCGTCGATGACCTGGCCGAGACCAGGTCCGGCAATCACACGGATGAACATGGGAAAGCCTTTAGAAAGAGCGGGAGCCGGGGCCCGGGGGCACAGACGAGCCCCGGCTTCCTACTCGGCTCTCCCTCCAAGGGAGCTTTTAGGCGGCGGCCTGCACCAGGTACTTCACCGGATGCGTACCCGCGTCCAGCAGGTTTCCGTCGTACCTCGCGAACCCGATGAAGACGACTTGGCCATAATCTGCGAATCTCTCCACGAGCCGCAGGGCAGCGAGTTCTTTCACCTGCCGGACCAAGTATTTGTCGAGGGCGCCGAAGGCGACGGTCTTGGCGTTCAGGGCAATGGTCGCCATGTCGTCGTTGATCGAATAGGGATAACCCAGGATGGTGTCAGGAGCACTCGCCGCCATTCCCGGTACCCAGATAGGGTGGCCGTATTTGTCGAGCAGTTCCTTGATCTTCCGCAGCGTGTTGTCATGCATCATGAATTTTGCATCGCGGCGGTAGAGCGGGTCGACAGAATGCTCGAGCTCGACGAGGTATATGTAGCCGATGGGGTTCCGCCGGTTTCCGTGCCGCCGGTATTACCGGAGGAGCCGACGGCAGTGGGCCCGGTGGTGGTGGCGGCGACGATGATCCCGAATGGTTCGGTGGTCCCGGCCCCCAAGGTGAATTTGGTATTCAGGATGCGCACAAAGCGGATAGCAAACTTCTGTTTCAAGTAGCTTTCCATGTCAAAGGCGGAATCCTGGAGCAATTCGAGTGAGACCTTGACAAGCTTGGTGGAGAATTTGAAGGCACCAAAAACGATGTGGCCGATGGAAACATCGGCGTTAGTCACCTGAACACCTTCGCCCACGAGCTCGCCGGTTACGGTCGTGTCGTTGTCAGTGGGATAGGGGAGCGGTTGGCCGGTGGCGGTATCCATGATGGTCGCGACGCCGAGCATGTTGCCGTAGTACTTGAGGGCTTGCTCGATGTCATACACGAACCCCTGCGGGACGAAATAGCCGCCGAGATTGCCGGTGCCGACGCCCATATCGCGGAATTCGGCGAGAATCGCGCGGTTCTCCGCTTTCATATCCTGCAAGCCGTTGCGAAGGTAGTCGCGGAAAGCGGGGCGGTGGCGGCGGTCGCGGTCAATGAAAGGCGCCATCATCTGGCGCTCATGGGTGGAGAGTGAATCTTCGCCGTCGGCCGTGTAGCGGCGGACGAGTTGAGCGTGAAGGTCCGGATCATCGCCCTCGGTCAGAGCGGCGCCAGGTGCGCCAAGTTGCGATTCGGGCGGTTTCGACGAGCGGTTCAGGTCCTCATCAGCGGAGTGAGCGCGTTCGAGCGGCTCGATGTGGTCGCGTTTGATGGCCTCGGCGTCATCCATCAAGGCATCGAATTTCTGCCGGATTTCGGGCTCCATTTTCTGCCCGTCTTTCGGAAGCAGGGCTTGAGCATCGGCCACCAGCTTGGCGCGCTGCTCGCGGTATTTGCGAATTTCGGAAAGCATCGAGGTTTCTTCCTGGATTGAATTCGAAGCCGCTCCGGGCCTCTCCCGTCCGCATTCGTTTCTCCCGGGGCCTCTCCCCGGAGGCGCTGCAAAAAAACCGTAAATTCGCGGAGAATACTCAGTGGGGACTTGTGCCCACAGCGTCATGCGCGATAGCATGAAAGGCGATGGGGATCACCTATATCCAAGCTACAGTCAGCAACGACGGCAGATCCGCTACCCTGGAATTCCTGGTCGAAAGCGGGACCAGGTACACCTTGCTCCCGCTTGAAACTTGGAAGGCCCTTGAGCTGGAACCGATGAGGTCTATGCGGTTTCTGCTCGCCGATGGCACCGGGATCGAGCGCAACTTGACTGAATGCCGCATCAGTCTGCCTGCCCATGGCACGTTGCATACCCCTGTTATTCTCGGCGAAGAGCGCGACGATGCCTTGCTCGGTGTGATTACTCTCGAAGAATTTGGTCTCGCCCTCAACCCCTTCGAGCGCACCTTGCGAACCGCACGCCCGATGCTAGCCTAAGAATCTGAGTTCAATTAATAGAGAATGGGACACCGACGGCCGTCAAGATACGGCGGCGAGGCGCGCGCGCATCCGCAGAAGCTCGAGCTCCTCATCCACCGGAATGATCAGGCGGAGCGAATGAAGGTCAGGCGCGTCTTTGCCGTGAAAATTCTTCTCCGGCGTCTGATCCTGGTTCGGACAGCCGGCGTCATGGCAATCGGCATCATCACGGGCGACGTTGGAGCAGTCCTCACAATCGTCACCTTTCGCGCAGGCGGTGCAGTCGCAGGTGCAGCCGTTTTCGTTCCCTTCCTCTTCATCCTGGCGGATGTCTCGGGCGAAGGCGCGGCTGAGCAGGCAGAGGGAGCGCGGCATCCCGTCCGGCCAGGGCTAGCGCTTATCAACGGAGGTCTGGGGATAGGCGGGAAAGGTGACGGGCGAAACGTCGAACACATCGACAGCATGCAGCTCGCGGATAAGCGAGACCTTTCCATCCTCATCGGTCTCTTCGCTGAATTTCTGTTTGCGGAACTGGAAACCGAAGGAGCATTGCGTAGTGTCGCCGCGGTCGATCGAGGTCAGCAAATCCCGCGCGGCCTGGGTCTCCGGAAGGTCGCAATCAAAATGAAGGCCGGTATCGTCCTCGGCCAGGCGCAAGGTCTTCGCGCGCGTCCGGCCGAGAATGACGGACGGATCGTGATTGAACAGCGCGCGAACGTCCGGCTCCTGGGACAGGCAATCAGCGAAGGCCCCGGGCATGATCGTTTCGCGGAACCAGCCGAGGTCCTCGGAGAACTCATTGAAGACGGCGGCGTAGCCTTCGATGCCGGGCTTCTTGCCGGCCTTGGCGCGCAGTTGCGCCTTGGCGGCATTGCGAAATTCGCGTTTCGTTCGGGTATACCTCCTTCCTTTGGTTCTCTCCTTTCAAGTTTGAGTGACGAAAGCGTTCTCGCGGCGCGCGCCGAACACGGCGCGAACGGCGCCGGCAAGCTCGCGTTCTACGATTTCATCCAGGTGGCCGTTGGCGGAGCGCCATTCCTCCGAGTGGCGCGACATCGAAGAGAGGTATTCATCGGCGGCGGGCGAATTTCCAAACCCGCCGGAATAGCCGAAAGCGTCCGCGATAGCGGCGAGAATAGGGCCGAAATCACGCCGAAAGGTTTCTAAATCGGGCCGGCGGCGGGCCAAAACCCGCCTCATAGCATCCCGAAAGATCCGGAAATAGACCCGAATCAAACGGCTATTTTGTTCCGTCCCTTTCCCGTCGCCGCCCTCCGGCTCTTGCTCCGGACCGGGGACTACTTCACCCGTTGTTTCCTGCCCCATTTCCTGCATGTTGACGGGCATCCAGAGCGCATCGGCATGGGGATCGTCAATCGGGTTCCAGTCTTCCATTTCGCGGATATCGTTGGTTGAGCCTACGCCACACTGTTTGATCGTGGCGTAAAAGTTCCGGCGGGATTCAGCGTCAGGCATCGTTAGTTGGCGGGTCTCGAACTTCGGGAAATAGCGGCCTGCGGTGCGGCCAATCTTCGGAAACAGCCGACGCTTCAGTTCCTGGGTCCAGGCCTCGAGCCAGGGCCAGAGGGTCAGATTTACGAACTCGAGGCCGATTTGTTCCGTGTTGGCCCGGTACTGCTTGTCGGTATCTCTCACCATATGCGGTGGAACGCGAAAGATGGAGCAGATTTCCGCTTTCTGAAACCTGCGAGTTTCGAGGAACTGTGCCTTGTCGTTCTCGGTCGAAGCGGCTTCGAATTTCATCCCCTCTTCGAGGAGCGCAGTCTTGTGGGCATTCTCGCCACCCTGGGCCTCGGTCCAGGACCGCTTGAGGTTCTCGCGGGCTTGCGGCGTCAGTTTGCCGGGATGGGTAACGACGCCGCCCGGGCGGGCGCCATTTCCGAAGTATTTTGCGCCGTACTTTTCCGTAGCGAGCGCGAGGCCAATCGCCTGGCGAGTAAGCCAGATGGTGGATTGACCGAGCCGTCCATCGAGTGCGAGGCCGGGAACGTGGATCATGTCCTCGGCGGCGATCAGGCGCGGCGTGCTTGCGGGCGATGCCGCCTCGAGGTCGGTAATTTCCTCCTGGCCTTCGGCAGTTTCGTAGACCAGCGTTCCGGGCGGTTGTGGCTCATTAAACTGGCCGACGCACATCGCCTGGGTCAGGCGGCGCGGGCGAGTGCGGGCGGGGTTGCGCGGCCAAAGGGCGACGATAGCGTTCGACTGGTTGCGCTGGACTTCCGCGTAGAGATTGCCCCAGAGCAGAGCGTGGCATTGCAGAGTTTTCCTGAAGGTAAAAGCGGTCATCTCGGGGTTAGGTTCCCAGCGCGGCAAATCATAAATATCGTGGTCGTAGGCCACTTGCTTGCCGGGGCGGCGGTCCGGATGTTCGATCCATTCGAAGACGTGGAGCGGCAGGAAACCGATCGCGGAGGAAATCAGTTGCACGCAGGCAAAAACAGTCGAGACCTGCAGAGCCGTCATTTCCGAGACGCGGATCCCGGAGTCCGGCCGGCCGCCGTTGAAGATATCGAGCACCCATTCAGCCGGGTAGGAAAGCGGCGTCGAGGGGTTCTCGAGCGACGAGCGCGATTCCGAAGGCAGCAACCAAGCGACGAGCTGAGCGAAAGTGCTTTTCATAAGGTCAGCAAACCTTGCGTGTCATACACGGAGCCGCTATCGGATGGCGAGGCCTGCGCGCGGCCCAAGGCCATGATGAGGGCGACGATGCCGTCAATCTTCTCGATGCTCTTTTCCTTGTTGGGCTTGATATTGCCGGCTTCGTCGGTCTTTACCACTAGGTTCGACGCCATCCAGCGCAGCACCGGGTTGCCCAGATGGGCCAGTTTCTTGCCGAGGACGAGCGTCATGAGTTCTTTCGTCGGTCCGGACATCGAGCCGAAACCCTCGCGGTACTCGACCATCGTTAGGCCCTCGCCCTGGAGCTGCGTGGCGAGCTGCGTTGCGTTCCAGGGATCGAAGGCAATTTCTTCAATCGCAAACCGGTCGCGGGCGCGGACAATGTGAGCCTTCACCTGGTCGTAATCGACGACGTTGCCCTCGGTGGCCTGGATAAAGCCCTCACGGATCCAGACGTCGTAGGACACGCGGTCATTCTTCACACGCTCGGCGACGTTATCTTCGGGCATCCAGAACGTGGGCAGGGCAATCCAGCGAGCATCCTCTTCTGTGGGCGGGAAGAGCAGCACAAAGGCCGTGAGGTCGACCTTGCTCGAAAGGTCGAGGCCGGCGAAGGCGCGGCGGCCGGCCAGGCACGGTTCGAGGTGCTGGCGGATAAGCTTGGGATCGCTCGCCGGGTAGCCGGAGCAGGCATTCCACTTCTCCAGGGGCATCCAGCGCGTGTCCGTCTGGGTCCAGCGGTTCAAGTGCAGCCGTAGGAAGGAATTCAGGGCAGAGGGATCCGCCTTCGCTTTGTTGGCTTTGCGCGCAAGATCGTCAGCCTTCACGCTGATGCCGAAGTTCGGGTTCGCCTTCGGCCAGAGCGACTCATCCTCCCAATCATCCTCGGGGTCGAGGGCCGCAATGAAGGCAATGAGCGCGTCGTCTTCCTGCACGCCTTCGAGAACCTTTTCGCAATGCTCGTGCTGCTTCCAGCAGACCGACTCTCGATTGAAGCCGGCCGTGGTAATGGCAAACATCAGAGGCTGCCGGCGTGCTGCTGTGGCCGTGTCGAGAACGTCCCATACGAACCGCGTCTTGTGGGCATGGAGCTCATCGACAATGGCGGCGTGTACGTTCAGGCCATCCAGCGTGTCCTCATCGGAGCCGAGGGGCTCAAACTTCGACGCTGTCCCCGGCACGTTCATATTGTCGCGGAACTTAGCGATCCGTTTCGCGAGCGCCGGCGAAGCATCCCGCATCCGCAGGGCTTCGGAGAAAACAATTCGCGCCTAATCCTTCTTGGTCGCCGCACAATAGACCTCGGCGCCGGGCTCGCCATCGGCAAAGAACAGGTAAAGGCCGATGCCTGCGACGAGGGTCGATTTGCCGTTCTTGCGGGCCACTTCGACATGTGCAGTCCGGAACCGTCGCGTACCGTCCGAGCGCTTCCAACCGAAGATTGACCAGAGGATGAATTGCTGCCAGCCCTCGAGCTCGAAGACCTGGTGGGCCCATTCGCCTTTCGAATGATGAAGGAACTGGAAGAAGTCGATCGCCCGCTGCGCCGCTTCAGGATCGAAGACGAGGCCTCGCTTCCTCGCCTGGGCGAGATCGCGCCAATGGCGGTCGACAGCCAGGCGCGCCCATTTCGAAGTCACGATGCGGCCGGCGGCGACGTCGCGGGCATACGCCTCGGCGACCGGGGCTGGAGGGGCCAGGCGCTGCGCTACGGCCTGGCCCTCGTTCGCAGCTCTCGCGTGGGTTTTCCTTTCACCCCGGAGTTTATTGATGCTGGTGATCGCTTGCGTGCCACGTTTGAGGAAGGCCTCGAGCGGGTCTTCTTCCTTCGGTTTCTCGATCCGGATCCGGCTCCGCGCCGCCGGTGTCATACCAAATTCCATCAGGAAGCTCTTCATCAGCTTCATGGCCTCATGGGCAATCAAAACGGCTGGATTGCGCTTGTATCTGGTTCCGACCAGTTCCCCATCCGCGTCGAGGATCGGCTCCTCTACAATCAGGCCTAGCCGAGCGACATCACGCTCGGCCTCGATCCACCGCGCATAAGAAGCGCAGTAGGCGGCGAGGGCCTTGGCATCGATTTTTGCGAGCACGCCCAGCGCCTCCGGTTCGGGCGTGATCCGCTGCCATTCCCCGACCGCTCGCTTCGTCAGGACCTCCGGGATCTCGGGCAGGCCTGCCGCCGGCATCGGCTCCGCCCGATTCAGCTTGCGCTTCCCGGGATTCCCTCGGAGCTCCTTTACCTTGGTGGGCAGCGGTCTTCGCCCCGATCCTCGCGGCATACAGCCCTCTAGCCTCCGGCTAGCCGTCGGAGTTTCAGCCCTAAAACCAAAAGTTTTATTTCGCGGGTGTGCGTCCGCGAGTACGCGGCGGTCGTTAGATCGACAACATTTCTAGAAACTTCTACCCTATCCCCCGGTCGCCGTCTTATGAGAATGGCAGGCATGGCAAGCGCCCTGGAGGTTCTCCATCGACTCATCACCTCCGCGAATGCGGGGGATAATATGATCGACCTCGGTGGAGAGCGAGGCCGGGCGCCCAATGCCACGGCCACAAAGGACTTGAATCATACAAAGCGGATCGCGGGCAATTACCATTTTGTGGAGGGAATCGCGCCAGCGGCGGTCATAGAGCCTTGGCTCGCGTGGCGCCTGGCGCGGCGTTGGATGGCCGAGATGACGCGGGCAATAAGGACCGGCGCATATCTCTGCACAGCCGGCTGCGCGGGAGATTTGTTTTGCCTGATGCGGCATTAGGGTTTCCGGGCTCGCGGAGCCAATGGCCGAGAAAGAAAACCACGAGACCAAATAAGTTACACTGTCAAGAAATAGTCGCTTTTTAGAACTATATTCGGTTGCATCTCAGCAACTTAGGCTTCAGGCGGGCGGGGGGGTCTAACACGACGGAGCGGACCACGCGGGCTCCGATCTCCCGCGCCAGCTTGTGGCCGAGCTGGCGATCCCGCAGGCGCGTCCGGCCCCGGCTTCTCTTCCTCATGCCTTCGATTATACGCCCGGATCAGGTTGACCGCGTCAAAAGAACATTGCGAGTCAGTGAAGCAGCATGGCGCGGTAGTGGAGCGTCATGAACGGGGTCGGCAGACTTTTCATGCCACCTCGTTGTGGCGACGGGAATCAGAAAAAATCACGGGCCGCAGGAAACGCCAGCCGCGTTTGGGCAGCGTTTCGACGTACCGCGGTTTGCAGGAATCGTCGCCCAGGGCTTTGCGGACTTTGACCATCATCGTTTTCAGGCTGTGGTCGTAGTCCACGGTGACTTCTCCCCACACCGCGTCGCTGGTTCCTGTTTCGTCACCAGGTCTCCGGGATCGGGCCGCTGATGGTGTTTTGGGGAAAGGTGTTCTCGATCAGGAAATCGCCAGTATGTGCCTGGGTGAATTGAGCAGTTAATTAAGGTTGTGCCCGTGGTCGCCGTAGGGACGATGAATTCAATTAGGAACAAACTGGCTGGCCTTTTCAGTGTGCGACTCCCGTAAGGTTAGTGGGCGGACTAGGGGGCGAAGGAGGACTCGGTCCACCGCCGCCGCCTACAAGCGGGTGCGGATAAGTGTAGGGAGTGTAAAAGAGACTCCAGGTGTTGGTTGCGGTGCAAACGTAGAGCAGCCCGTCGTTGCCACTCGCGTTCCAACTGCCCTGGTCGGTGGCGAAATATCCCACTTCCTTAGTACAGGTAGTAGGCCGGTTGGCGAGGGTGCCGTGGCCTATGCCCGCCGTATTGGTGCCGTCAAAGGGCGAGGTAGGACTCGATTGCGCTGCCTGGTTCGAATTCTCGGCGTAGAAGTCACGCCCCCGGATGATCCTTCCCGTTCCCGCCCAAGTGGGACTCGACTGTATCACCACTCCCCAGGCGGGACTGAACTGATTCATCCAGGCATAGACGGGCGAGAGCACCTGCGCCGACGACTGCGAGGGAGTGGCGCTGCCGCTGCCATCTGTGCCGGTGTAGAGGAATCCGGCCCCGCGCCCGCCCGGCTGGTCGATGCAAGCTGAAGCACGCAGGAATTGCACAGAGTCACCGGAAGACGGCGTCCAGGTTCCCGGACCACCGGGACCGGCGTTTAAGACCACGGTGTTTGACCCGTTGCTCGTAATCTCCCCGCCCGTCGATTTAGTAACGTCGTGAATCGAGTAGGGCGCGCCAGCCGGTGCCCAGACGTTCGCTGACCAAGGCTGTGCGGGCGAGCCGCCCGTCTGGTTGATGGTCAGCGTCCAAAGTGGAGCACCTCCGCTCACGCCGCTGATCGTGCCCGTCGCGTAGACCGTGCCGTCGATTGTGTCATAGGCCGATGCCCCGTCGCACGCGCCCCAGTTCGGATTGCCCTGGGATCGATAATTGGTCACGCTGAAAGCGTTGTTGAGGCTACCCGCGCCGCCGGGGAGATTGTAAGTATTTCCCCACACCAGACCGTTTCCACCCCGCCAGCTGGCCACCGCGTCACACGAACTGGCGCAGGTGTAGGTGTTCTGATAAAACTCAAAGGCCCGGGTAGAACGGGGCCTGCCGTTCGATTCCGTCCCGTGCCAGCCGATGGCAAAATTATAGTTGTCCATCGAATTGAACTGATTAAAGCGGACCACGATCCGTCCTCCGCCTTCCTTGGTCAGTCCTCCGGCGCTGCCTTCGTTCTCCGAAGTGCCCGAGGTCGTGAAGACGTTATTCTCCATGAACAGGAAGTTGGCCGAACCGTAGCTCTCCGGCTGTGCCCAGGAGTTGTCACCGTTCAGTCCCACTCCCAGATAGCTAGCGTGGGCAAACTCTACTAATTGCAAATAGCCTCCCGTTCCGGGCAGTGAGTTGTGGTCGAGGACACCGAACATGTCACCCACGGCAGAAATACCGTAGGAGATACCGGCGTTCGTATGGCCCGACCAGCCCGTGAAGGCGATGTTATCGACTCTGAGATTGGGACAACCGCCCGAGGTGCAAGTACCCAGGACGGAAAATGCCGCCGCCGCCCCACCCCCATAAGGCATCGCCATGCACGAGAGGCGCGTCGTCGAGTTGCCGAAGCTGGGCGTGGCTCGGAAGGCGGTCGTGCCCGAGACGCTTATCGACGTGGCGCTGCAAGAGGCGCTGGGTCCGAAGGTGGAGGCGGTCGAATTGGGCGTGCCCGTCCCTTGGACGGTGATGCCGACGCCGTTGGGGATGGTGATGCCGCTCGACCAAGTGCACGAGCCGGCAGGGATGATAATCACGTCCCCGTCCACCGCCTTGTGCGTGGGACCGTTGATGACCGCGTTCACGTCAGTTTGGCTGCAACTGGCCGCCGTATACGTTCCGGCACGCGCAGAAGTAGTTAGGACGAAACATAGGAGCAGGTATCGTTTCATTTGAAGCATCCTTTCGATGAGTTGAAAGTACCGCTTGAAGCGCTGCAAGTTGGTGTCTGGGCAGGTTGGCGCTGCTGGATGACTTGGTGATCAGCGCGGCGAGCAGGAAGAACGGCTTGGCCTGGAGGCGAACCTTGCTCCCATCGCGGAACAGCTCCCAGATGCGCAAATCGGACTTCGAATTGGTCAAATTTAGCGTAACACATCACTTCAGTAAGAGCCGGAGTTTGTCGAGGGGAGACAGACGGTTCCAGCAAGCATCGACAAGCGCCGTCAGTTCCTTGATGTCCAAAGAACCGTTCACAGCAACCTTGGCGGCCGGTCTTTCCTGGGCCTCGTCCCCCGCGTTGTCCAAGGCGGTTTGAGGTTTCTCGGAAGCAACCCCTGAGCTAGGACCGGCAGCCTTCATCGAGCGGACGCGGCGGTAGATGGTCTGCGACGTGGTGTCGAACTCCCGGGCGATCGCCGCATAGCTCTTGCCCTCGGCCAGGGCGGAGCGCACCATCTCGTCGCTGATGTCCTGCCGGCGGTGCGGCAGCACTTTCTTGGTTTCTTCCCCTGCCTTCCGCAGGGCGCGGGCTTCGAGCTGGCGGATGCGCTCAATCGGATTCTCATGCCTGCGCTCGCCCGCGCGGCCGCCATCGTCAGGGCCGATGATTTGATCCAGCGCTTCGGAGATCATGGCGTCGGGACCGTGACCTTGGCCTCGTTGGAATAGGCACTCTCGTTGCTGGCGGAATTAACCGCCGTCGAGATGTAAAAGTAAGTCGCTCCGGCCGTCACCGAACTGTCGGTCCAGGTAAGTCCGGTAATCAGACTGCTGTTCTGTTTCGTGTAAGGGCCTCCCGTCGTGCCCGAGCGGTAGACGTTGTAGCCCGAGACGGTCGAAGTTGAGGCGGTCCAGGTCAGGCTGACCGAATGAGAGACGGGCGGCGCAGTTCCCCCGATTCCCGTTCCTGACAGCATGAAGGTCTGGGCCGGGCCGTTCGAGGCATTGGAATTAACCGTGGCGTTGGCTGAATAGGGTTTGTTGGCGGACGGCGTGAAAGTGACCTGCAAGGAGATGGCGCTGCCAGACGGAACGGTAAGAGGAAAAACAGGAGAAGTGTCGGTAAAGGCTGGATCGGTGTAGGTCACTCCGGTAATGCTGACTGGACCGACACCGTTATTGATGAGCGTAATGGTTTTGATGGCGCTTGATCCAACATTCACGGAGCCATAGCCCATGCCCAAATTCAGATTGCCGGGGGCCGGGGGCTGAGGCTGGGGCGGAGCTGCCCCGGATTGAAAGGCCGCCATCTGCATGATCCAGTTGCCGACGCTCGTCATGGTAGCCGTAGCGTTGTAAGAGCCGGTTGTGGAGACGATCTTGTCCTCAGCTAGATCGGCGCAGGGGGAAGTAACAAGTCGGCTGGTGAAACCGGACCCGGCGCTCGCGCCAGTGACAGTCATGGCCGCGCCGAAGATCAGGTCATTGGCGTTGGTGGTTGTGGCGTTGCTGCTCGCGGCATTGACTGCCGTACCCGTGCCCCCGCTGTTCACGTCGAGCGCGGTGAGGCCACTGTATTCAAGTATCCGCAGATCGGGAATGTTCGCGCCCGCGCCCGAGAATTTCACCGTGACAGTATTACGACCCGACTTGATATTGGCAGCATAGTAGATAGTCTGGCTGAGGGCGCTGTTTCTCAGCACACCGTTGGCCTGGGAGTATGCATTGCCCAAAGTGTCTGTGACACTTGCAATGTTGGCCTTATTGTCGTTCCAGCCGATGGCCACAATGTTGAAATCGCCCGCGGTCTGGGGACTGCTAAAGGGATACGAGACAGACGTGACCACCGGATGGGCGCAGCCGCCGTTCGCCTGCACGAAAGTGATTCCCGAGCCAAAGGGGACAGGTTGCGGCCCCTTGTGGTGGCACGCGAAGGTCGTGGCGATGAGGAGCGCTGCTGCGAGTTTCTTCATAAGAACCTCACTGTCGGGGATTAGGACACGTCGTCGTCAGGGTTCCGTCCGGGTCGTGTCCCGCGTCTGCCAAGCCGGGAAGGTCATGTTGGAACCCTTCAGTGACCACTGCGTCGCCGTCCACTGCAGCTAAGCCACCTGGTAACAGTTGCCGGAGAAAATTCCCGGAACCTGCCAGCTGACGTCGCCGCCACTGTCACTCATGTTGACAATGGCGCGTCCAGCAGGATAGCCAATGGGAACGACGACACGGTTGTTGGTGATGGTGTGATGCCAGCTGATCTCAACGTTGATCCCGGATCGGTCATTTCCGGTGCCGGTCACAGAGAACTGTGCGCTCCAGTCGAGGCGTCGGAGTTAATCGTTCCGACTGCGCTGTAAAACTGCGCGCCACTCGGCGTGAAATAAATGAAATACGTCAGAGGATTGCCGGTCGACTTGTGCGGACCGACCGCCTTGGCGTAGCTGTTGTCGAATGTGTCGGTCACCCAGGCGATGGTGGCCGTCGCGTCGTTCCAGCCGATGGACACGACGTTGAGATTTCGTAGAGCCTCACTGTCGGGGATCAGAACACGTCGTCGCCAGGCTTCCGGGGGGATCTTGCCCCGCCGCCTGCCAAGCCGGGAAGTTCATGTTGGAACCCTGCTGTGTCCACTGGGTCCCCGTCCACGGCAGCGAAGGCACCTGATAACAGTTGCCGGAGAAGATTCCCGGAACCTGCCAGCTATTGTCGCCATTACTGTCAGCCATGTTGACGATGTAGCGTCCAGGGTTATAGCCAATGGGGACGACGACGCGGTTGTTGGTGACCTTCATGTTCTGGGGCGTGGTCCAGCTCGGGTGTTCCTTATCCCTTGCGGCGTCGTGAACTATACCGATGCCCCAGGGTCCGCCCGTGAGGTTGGGAAACTGGATGTTGTTGTTGCTGATGGTCGTGTTCGAGCAGTGGGAGCATAGAATTGCCTGAAAGTTGCCCTGACCCAGGACGCAAGTCTTCTGGGCACAGGTCCCGTTACCATAAAAGTTGTTGTTGCTGACGGTTTGGTACCAGCTGATCTCAAGTATGAGAGCGGGTCCGTCATTATTGTAAAGCGTGTTGTGATCGTAGGTAACCCCGGTCGCGCCGATGTCGGACCACATGCCAGGTCCGGCGTTGTCGTGGGAGGTGTTGTGCGAGAACGTGTCGTTCAGCGGGTCGGCATTCCCCGCCGGACCGTGTCCGGTGATCTTGAAGACACAGCCAAAATTGCAGTTGACGTGATCGCGGTTGCCGTTGGCGATGGTGTTACCCGAGAAAAGTCCGTTCATTGCCGAGCCGACCGTCAGTTCTGCGATGCCGTTGTTGTGAATGTTGTTGTTGAGAATCTTGGCGCTGTCCGCACCCTTCTGAACAGCGACGCCAGTATGATTCAGCCG